TACAAAGATCCGAAGAACAAATGGGTGAAATTCGAGTATCCCAAGGAGTTGCAGAGAATTAAAAATATATTCGATTGGAGAAACTATCCGGAAAGCAGTAAAGAAAAATGGTACGATTATATAGATCAAGAATTCACAAGAAGGGAAGAAGGATTCTGGTTCACGAATAATGGTAAACCAACCTGGATAACAGGTACGCACTACATGTACTTGCAATGGAGTAAAATTGACGTAGGTGCTCCTGATTTTAGAGAGGCAAACAGATTATTTTATATATTCTGGGAAGCTTGTAAAGCAGATAAAAGATGTTACGGAATGTGCTACCTTAAAAATAGACGTTCTGGATTTTCTTTTATGTCGTCAGCAGAAACAGTTAATTTAGCTACTCTTGCAGGTGATAGTAGATTTGGTATATTATCTAAAACTGGATCAGATGCTAAAAAGATGTTTACAGACAAAGTAGTACCTATATCTATCAACTATCCTTTCTTTTTTAAACCCATACAAGATGGTATGGATCGCCCAAAATCCGAACTTGCTTACAGAGTGCCTGCTAGTAAGTTTACAAGAAGAAAGATGTCAGCCACAGACGGTTTGGAAGAGATGGAAGGTTTAGACACGACTATTGACTGGAAAAATACTGGAGATAATAGTTATGATGGTGAAAAACTAGCTTTACTAGTACACGATGAATCTGGTAAGTGGGAGAGGCCTGATAATATTTTAAATAACTGGAGGGTTACAAAAACATGTTTACGATTAGGTAGTAGAATTATTGGTAAATGTATGATGGGCTCAACTTCAAATGCTTTAGATAAAGGTGGAGAGAATTTTAAAAAACTATATAATGCCTCAGATGTCACGAAAAGAAATAGAAATGGTCAGACAAAATCTGGCTTATACTCTCTTTTTATCCCAATGGAATGGAACTACGAAGGATTTATTGACGAGTATGGAGTTCCAGTCTTTACTACTCCTGATATCGATAGACTCACACCAGACGGTGAATTAATAGATGTAGGTGTAATAGATAACTGGCAAAATGAAGTTGACGGTTTAAAAGATGATCAAGATGGTTTAAACGAATTCTACCGTCAGTTTCCAAGAACTACAGAGCACGCGTTTAGAGACGAGACTAAAGGTAGTATATTTAATTTAGTTAAAATATACGAGCAGATAGATTATAACGAAGAGTTGTCTAGAACACTAGGTGTTACTACAGGTAATTTTCAATGGGTTAACGGAATTAAAGATTCTCAAGTAATATTTTACCCAGATCCAAAAGGAAGATTTAAAGTTAGTTGGGTTCCACCTCAACAAATGCAAAACAGAGTAATACTTAAAAATGGTATCAAGTATCCAGGCAACGAACACATGGGGGCTTTTGGTTGTGATAGTTACGATATATCAGGTACGGTAGATGGTGTTGGATCAAAAGGAGCTTTACACGGTTTAACTAGGTTTAGTATGGAAGATGCTCCAGCAAACAGTTTCTTTTTAGAATACTTGTCAAGACCACCAACAGCCGAGATGTTCTTTGAGGACGTTCTAATGGCTTTAGTATTTTATGGGATGCCTATACTCGCGGAAAACAATAAACCTCGTCTCTTGTATTACCTGAGGCGTAGAGGATATAGAGGGTTTAGTATGAATAGACCTGATAAGATATGGAACAAATTATCTGTTGCAGAGAAAGAAGTTGGTGGAATACCTAACTCTTCAGAAGATATTAAACAAGCTCATGCAGCAGCAATTGAGATGTATATACAAGATCACGTTGGTATGAAGCAAGATGGAACCCACGGTGATTTATATTTTAATGAACTGCTAAACGATTGGGCAAAGTTTGATATAAACAAAAGAACAAAGCATGATGCGTCGATAAGTTCTGGTTTAGCTGTAATGGCTAACAACAGGCACTTGTACGCACCAAACGCAAAGATAGAAAAACCAAAATTAAACATACATATATCTAAGTATTCAAACAAAGGTGGTATGTCTAAAATAATCAAGAAATAATATGAGTTATACAGGAAGTTTTCCAAGTCAAATTGTTAGTGATGCAGAAAAGATAAGCTATGAGTATGGTTTAAAAGTTGCAAAAGCTATTCAAGGTGAGTGGTTTGGCGATGAAACAAACGTACATGGTAATAGCAGGTATAATAACGTAAAAAATAACTTTCGTAGTTTAAGGTTGTATGCCAGAGGCGAGCAGCCTATCCAAAAATATAAAGATGAATTATCTATTAATGGTGATCTGTCTTACTTAAACTTAGACTGGAAGCCAGTTCCAATCATACCTAAATTTGTTGATATAGTTGTAAATGGCATGGCTGAAAGGTTGTTTGATATTAAAGCTTACTCACAAGATCCATACGGTGTTGCTAAAAGAACAGAGTACATGGAGTCTGTAATGAAAGATGTTAAAACTCAAGAGCTAAACCAGCTATCACAACAAGCGTTCGGTATTCCATTGAACGAAAATCCACAAGAAACTTTACCAGAAACAGAAGAAGAAGTTGCTCTTCACATGCAGATTACTTACAAGCAGAGTGTTGAGTTGGCAGAAGAAGCCGCTTTAAACTTTTTACTAGAAGGAAGTAGATATGAGTTAACTAGAAAAAGAGTACTTAGAGACTTAACTGTTATAGGCATAGGTGCAACAAAAACAGAGTTTAATACCTCTGAAGGAGCTATTGTTAAGTATGTAGATCCAGCCAACTTGGTTTATTCTTATACTGATTCACCTTATTTTGAAGATATATACTACGTTGGTGAAACAAAAACAATACCTATCAACGAACTTGTTAAAGAGTTTCCTCATTTAAAAAACGAAGATTTAGAGACTATAACAAAAACAAGCCCTAATAGATACAGTAGTTTTTCTAGAAAATCAAAAGACAAAGACAATAATCAAATTCAAGTTTTATATTTTAATTATAAAACTTATATGAACGAGGTTTATAAAGTTAAAAAAACCGGAACTGGAGCTGATAAAATTATACCTAAAAACGATAGTTTTAATCCACCAGAAGACCTAGAGGGTGGATACACTAAAATGCTTAGACAAGTTGAGTGTTTGTTTGAGGGCGCTATGGTTGTTGGTACTGAAAAGCTGTTGAAGTGGGAGAGATCTCAAAACATGATGAGATCAAAAAGCGATTACACTAAAGTTAAAATGAACTATTCTATTGTTGCCCCTAGAATGTACGAAGGAAGGATAGAGTCTTTAGTTAGTAGGTGTACTGGTTTTGCTGACATGATTCAATTAACCCACTTGAAGCTACAACAAGTTATGGCAAGAATAACACCAGATGGTGTTTACTTAGACGCAGATGGTTTAGCTGAGATTGATTTAGGTAACGGTACAAACTACAATCCACAAGAAGCATTAAATATGTTTTTTCAAACAGGTTCTGTTATTGGAAGAAGTTTCACTTCAGAAGGTGATATGAACCCAGGTAAGATACCTATTCAAGAAATAAACACAAATGGGGGAAGTGGTAAAATGCAAAGTTTAATACAAACCTATAACTACTACTTGCAAATGATTAGGGATGTAACCGGTTTAAACGAAGCTTCAGACGGATCTAAACCTGATAAATACTCTTTAGTTGGTGTTCAAAAGTTAGCAGCAGCAAATTCAAACACAGCAACAAGACATATATTGCAGTCAGGATTATTCTTAACAGCGGAAACTTGTGAAAAGTTATCATTAAGAATATCTGATATTATAGAGTACTCACCAACTAAAGATGCTTTTATACAAGCTATTGGAGCTCACAACGTAGCTACATTAAGTGAGATGAAAGAATTGCACTTATATGATTTTGGTATATTTATTGAGTTGGCTCCTGACGAAGAGCAAAAAATGCTTTTAGAAAATAACATTCAAGCAGCTATAGCACAGCAGGGTATAGACTTAGAAGATGCAATTGATTTAAGAGAAATTAAAAGTGTTAAGCTAGCCAATCAACTTCTCAAGATACGTAGAAAGAAAAAGATAGAGAGAGATCAAAGAATGCAGCAAGAAAACATTAGAGCTCAATCGCAAGCTAATCAAGAAGCACAAGCAGCTGCGGCCCAAGCTGAGGTTCAAAAAAGACAAGCTTTAGTTCAAACAGAAATACAGTTAGAACAAGCTAAAGCGCAAATGCAATCACAAAAACTAAGAGAGGAAACTGAACTTAAAAAACAATTACTAGAAACTGAGTTTGGTTTTAAAATGCAGTTAGCTAAAATGCAGCTTGGTCAAACTGATGGTAAAGAAAAACAAAAAGAAGATCGTAAAGACGAAAGAACCAGAATACAAGCCACACAACAATCAGAGCTTATAGATCAAAGAAATAACAGTAAACCACCTAAAAACTTTGAGAAAGCAAGTGATGATACAATGGGTGGATTTGGTCTAGGACTATAGAATTATTAACTATTATTATATTATATTATGGCAGAAAAAGAAGAGCCAATCGCAAATGACGAAACTGGCAAAATTAAAGTAAAAGCAAAAACAGAAAAACAACCAGAGGGTAACGAAACAGAAGGCAACGTTACTAAGGTTAAGGCAAAAATGAAAAAGCCTGCTGAAATTATTGAGCAAACAATGACTAAAGTAGATTTAAGCAAGCCGGTAGAAACTAATGTTGAAGAAACTCAACCAGAAGAAGTTTCAGAAACACCAGTGTTACAAGAAATCACTGAAGAGCAAGCGGCTGTTGAGGAAATAGCTGAACAAGCTGAAGAAGCTATAGTTAAAGCCGAGGTTACTGGAGAGCCGCTACCAGAAAATATTCAAAAGCTAGTAAGCTTTATGGACGAAACTGGTGGAGATTTAAATGACTATGTTAAGCTTAATCAAGATTACAGTGAGATGGACAATCAAGATATACTGTATGAGCACTACAGGCAAACTAAACCTCATTTAAACGCAGAAGAAATTAACTTCCTTTTGGAAGATCAATTCTCATTCGACGAAGATGTAGACGACGATAGAGAAATACGTAGAAAGAAATTAGCGCTTAAAGAGCAAGTTGCTAGCGCTAAAAGCCACTTAGACGGGCAAAAGTCTAAATACTATGAAGAAATTAAAATGGGTTCTAAGCTTACGAGTGAGCAACAAGAAGCAATTAATTTCTTTAATAGATACAACGAGGAAGAAGCAGAACGTCAAGAAGCACTTGAAAAAAATACCTCTACTTTTTTAAATAAAACTAATAATGTTTTTAACGACAAATTCGAAGGTTTCGAATATACTGTTGGTGATAAAAAGTTTAGGTATAGCGTGAAAGATGCTAACAAAGTAAAAGAAACACAGAGCGACATAAATAATTTTGTCAAAAAGTTTTTGAACAAAAATAACGTTATGGAAGACGCTAGTGGTTATCACAAATCTTTATTTACAGCTATGAACGCAGATTCTATTATTAATCATTTTTACGAACAAGGTAAAGCAGATGCTATGAAAGATAGTGTTGCTAACGCTAAAAACGTAAACATGTCTCCAAGACAATCTCATGGTGAGGTTGAAATGGGTGGAGTCAAAGTAAGAGTGTTAGGTGATAGTTCTTCTGATTTTAAGTTTAAAATTAAAAATAACAAATTTAAAAAATAATTAAAAATTAAAAATTATGGCAATTACAAATGGCCCATTATTAAATAGTGTTCCTGCTTCAAGGCAGCAAACATTATCTACAAATTATCTAGATTTTACAAACGGTAACAATGACTGGGCACAACAATATTTACCAGATCTTATGGAGAAAGAAGCTGAAGTTTTCGGACCGAGAACTATTTCAGGATTTCTTTCACAAGTAGGAGCTGAAGAAGCGATGTCTTCTGACCAAGTGGTTTGGTCTGAACAATCAAGACTACACTTATCATACACTGGAACTGTGCAACCTGCAGGTGACGTGAATGGTACTATTACAATTTCTGCTGATATTGATGGTGATACAGCGGTAGGTGCTACAGGTAGTAGAGTTCACGGTATTAGAGTTAATGACATGTTATTAATAGCACAGGCTGGTGTTGTAGTTAAAGCTTTAGCTGTTGAAACTCCAAACTCAAACGTTGTTTCAGTTGAGCCTTATGCTACAGCTGCTTTATCAACTTTATCTGCTGCTGCTTGTACTATATTAGTTATAGGTTCTGAGTTCGGTAAAGGATCATCTTATGCTGATGAAACTGGTACTTTTAAAACAGATTCAAGAGGAGCTAACGAGCCTACGTTCAGGTCGTTCACTAACAAACCAATTATTATGAAGGATTACTACGAGGTATCAGGTTCTGATGTTTCTAGAATCGGTTGGGTTGAAGTTGCTGCTGAAGATGGTACAGCTGGATACATGTGGTACTTAAAAGCTGAAGCTGATACAAGAGCTCGTTTTAACGATCACTTAGAAATGACTATGCTTGAAGCTGAAAGAACTGCTGATGCATCTGCTATTGGTTTCGGTGCTAACAGTCAAGTTAGAGGTGCTGCTGACGCGGGTCTTAACGGTGCTGGTACTGAAGGTTTATTCGCTGCTATTGAGTCAAGAGGTAATATTACTTCTGGTATCACTGGTGTTAACGCTGCGACTGATTTAGCTGAGTTTGACGCTATCTTAGCAGAGTTTGATTCTCAAGGTGCAATTGAAGAAAACATGATGTTTGTAAACAGAGCTACTTCGTTAGCAATGGATGACATGTTAGCTTCTATGAATTCTTATGGAGCTGGTGGTACTTCTTACGGAGTATTTGACAATTCTGAAGATATGGCATTAAACTTAGGTTTCTCTGGTTTCAGAAGAGGTTCTTACGACTTCTACAAGTCTGACATGAGATACTTAAATGACAAAGCTACAAGAGGTGGTATTAACACTGCTGCTGGTTCAGCTGCGATTAGAGGAGTTATGGTTCCAGCTGGAACTTCAACTGTTTATGACCAAATGTTAGGTAAAAACTTAAAGAGACCATTCTTACACGTTCGTTACAGAGCTTCACAAACTGACGATAGAAGAATGAAATCTTGGGTTACTGGTTCTGTTGGAGCTGCTACATCTGCTTTAGATGCGATGCAGATCCACATGTTATCAGAAAGATGTTTAGTTACACAAGGTGCTAACAATTTCATGTTAATGAAATAAGCATTTATTATTAAAGACCGGGGCTTCGGCCTCGGCCTTTTATTTTATTAATTTATATTATATTATATTATGGCAAAGAAAACAAAGAAGGTTGAGGTAGAACCTCAAGTTGAAACAATGGAAGAAGTGGTTACAGAATTTTTTGAAGAACCTGTAGTTGAAGAACCAAAAGTAAGAGAAAGATTAAAACCTACAAATGAGTGGGAAATAAAAGATAGGATGTACTATTTAAAAAACGGTAAAAGACCACTGTCTAGATCCATAAAATCAACTGGTATATTTTATTTTGACGAAGAAAAAGGCTACGAAAGAGAACTTAAATACTGTCAAAATCAAAGAACACCATTTGTTGATGAAATGAAAGGTGATCAAAGGTTAGAGCATATTGTATTTAGATCAGGAAGTATATACGTGCCAAAAGAAAAAACGGTATTACAAAAGTTACTTTCTTTATACCACCCAGACAAAGATGTTATGTACGAAGAGTACAAACCAGCTGCGATTGCTGCTGATGAAATTGATGTATTAAATATTCAAGTTGACGCTTTAATAGCGGCTAGAAATATTGATATAGACATGGCTGAAGCTATCATGCGTGTAGAGAAAGGATCTGAGGTATCAGAGTTGAGTTCTAAGGAGCTTAAAAGAGATTTATTAGTATTTGCAAGAAATAATCCTAAGCTCTTCTTAGAGTTAGCGGATGATGAAAATGTAATGCTAAGAAACTTTGGTATTAAAGCTGTTGAAAGTGGAATATTAAGATTATCCTCTGATCAAAGAAACTTTTTGTGGGGTAGTAACGGAAGAAAGTTAATGGTTATACCATTTGACGAGCATCCATATACTGCTTTAGCGCATTGGTTTAAAACTGATGAGGGAATGGAAATTTATTCTAACATAGAGAAAAGATTAAACAATTAATCAAACTGTAGAGCGGTCGTCCTACGGGGCGATCGTAAACTACAAACTAAAAAGAAATTATGCCAGTAAGTATAGATACAGTATATCAAAGAGTTTTGGCTTTAGCCAATAAAGAACAGAGAGGTTACATAACGCCTCAAGAGTACAACTTACTAGCCAACCAAGCTCAGTTACTTATTTTTGATGAGTATTTTTATGAGATAGATAAAAGACTAGACGAGCACGGTAACAGCACTGAGTACAGTGATATGCTTGATATAACATCTGAAAAGCTTTCTCCATTTTTAAACACAAATGTAGATATGGCGGCTGTAAATGGAGCCGTTATGACACTACCAACCACGCCAATATTACACAAGTTAGGTACTGTTTTTTACAATGACGGTACTAGAAGCGTTAAAGTAGAAAGAATAGATGCTAACCAAGCTGAGCTAATGGGGCAAACAGCTTTGTACGCGCCATCACAATTAAGACCTGTTTACGTTAGAAGAGCAGAAGCGACACTTCAGTTTTTTCCGGCAACAGCCACACCTGGCTATACAACATCAACCGTTAACTGTAACTTTATTGCTAGACCAGCGCAAGTTGTTTGGGGGTACACGGTTGTAAACTCACAAGCTTTATACGATGCAACCTTATCTACTGATTACGCGTTACACGCTTCGGAGGAAACTAACTTGGTTTATAAAGTATTAGAATTATCTGGTATTGTTTTAAACAAACCAGGTTTAGTTCAAATAGCAACAAACGAAGAAACATCATTAATAGCACAAAAACAATAATAAATGGCATTAATAACACAGACAGGACAAGCGTATTATACTGGTAGTGATTTTGGAGGATATCAATTTACATCCTTAGAGCATATTATTAATCAGTTTATTATTGCTTACGTTGGTGAAGATAAGATAATATCAAAGATAAAAAGAACAGACGTTGCTTTTCACGCTATGAGAGCTTTGCAAGAATTATCTTTTGACACATTCAAATCTACAAAGTCTCAAGAGATTGTGGTACCAGCGTCCTTAACAATGGTGCTGCCTCAAGACTACGTTAACTACATAAAATTAACTTGGAGTGATTCTTCAGGTATAGAGCACGTTATATATCCAGCAGCAAAAACCTCAAATCCATTACAAGTCCAGCAAAATGCAGCTGGCGATTATCAGTTTGATGGAACTGCTTTAGATGTTGATAACACATCAACAACAAACGCAAGCTTTAACACTATGTCGCTTAGTCAAAATACTAATGATTATGACGACGATACTTTTCTATCATTTAGCGGTGAAAGATATGGTTTGGATCCTCAGTATGCACAAGTTAACGGTTCGTTTTTTATAGACGAGCTTACAGGTAAAATACATTTTAGCTCTAATATTTCAGGAAAAACTGTGATATTAAAGTATATAAGCGATAGCCTTGGTACTGATGCTGAAATGAAGGTTCATAAGTTTGCAGAGGAAGCTATGTACAAACATATTGCTTATGCTGTGTTATCTACAAGAGCTAATGTGCAAGAATATATAATACAAAGATTTAAGAAAGAAAGGTTCGCTGAAACAAGAAAAGCAAAATTAAGATTATCAAACATTAAATTAGAAGAAATTACTCAAATTTTAAGAGGTAAGTCGAAACAAATAAAACACTAGTATATGCCAGAGTTGAAGCGTAATTTTACCAAAGGTCGAATGAATAAAGACCTTGATGAAAGAATGGTGCCTAATGGAGAATACAGGGACGCATTAAATGTTGAGGTTGCTACTTCTGAAGCCGCTAATGTTGGGACTGTGCAAACACTAAAAGGTAACACAGCATTAACAGCTAAGTTTAGCCCAACAGCTAGTTGTGTTGGTACTATTGCAGACGAAAAGAACAACAAGATTTATTGGTTTGTTAGTGATGACGTTAAAAATCCAGATGCTAGCCAAACTTTATCACAAGTTGAGGCGGATTCTAGTGGTACGGTTAATATAGTTCACGACGTTTACTCTGATTATATAATGGAGTATGACGAAGTCAAGTTGGAAACAAACTATGTTGTTGTAGAGCATTATAAAGTTATTACTACTATATCTAATGATAGTCATGGTACAAACGCAGATCATTTACACGTTAGTAATCTAAGTAATACCGCAGCAACAGGCGATATAAGACCGGTAGGTATACAAGTTGGTATGGATGTTTTAATTAATGGAATGCTAACTAGTGTAACAAAAATAGAAGAAGACACAGCACTCTATAAAGGTTGGAGAGTTTACACAGAGCACACGGCTGCGGATTTAGGTTACGCAGGTTTAGATTCTGTTGTTGCTGGAGAAACTGTTATTTTTGAATTACCAAAAATTAAAAGAGCTCTAGGTTTTTCTTATTTTGCAGCGCAAAAACCTGGTAAACTTATAACTGGCATAAATATTATAGATGATCTTTTGTTTTGGACTGATGGTTTAACAGAGCCTAAAAAAATTAACATCAAAAGATGTATATATGGCAGCCAACAATTAAACCCAACTTACGAGCCAACAACTGGAGTATTTCCGTACCAAAACGGTACTAGAACTCTTCCAACCTTACTAGTTGTAAACGGTGAATCACCTTCACACGCTAACGGTAGGCTTGGTGACATAGCTGTATATCCTTCAGCTATAATTTACCCATTTTTATCTTACAAGCAAACTACGGTTATTAAAAAGTCTCCAATAGACCCATTAATACTAACCATGTCTAACACAACTAGACCTGATCAACAACCTCTTGACGGTTTAGTTATTATAGATACTGAGGTGACAGTGCCTGGTGATTTTTTCTTTGATGGCACCACTGGTGATAGATTATCCAATGGAGACACAACTAACTCATTAGCATTTAATCCCTCCATGGATTGGGAAATTGGTAATGCTGTTGAGTGGTTTGCTGAAGATGATGATGCCGGCTTCCAGGACGAGCCTATAGCTATTTTAATAGTAGAATCTGTGTCACCTGACGGTACTACGTTTACGTTTTCAATACAATCAATATCACCTATATTAATAAAACCATATAGAGACTTTAGGGTAAGATTACAGCAAGATGATCCTTTATTTGAGTTTAAATTTCCTAGGTTTGCTTACAGGTGGAGGTATGAAGATGGTGAATATTCTTGCTATTCTACTTTTTCTGAAGTAGCTTTTTTACCAGATGAGTTTGATTATTTACCTAAGAAAGGTTATAATCTTGGTATGACAAATAATTTAAGGTATTTAGTTTTATCTGGTTTTAAACCAACAACAATGCCTTTAGATGTTGTTGAGGTCGATATATTATATAAGGAATCAAATTCTCCAAACGTTTATACTGTAGACACTATTAAAGCACCTAGTAAAAGAGTAGATTACTTAGGCACGGATAGCTATAGTGTAAATAGCGCTAACGCTTGGTTTGGTAAGATTATGAACGGCGGCGCACCTCAAGAAATTCCAAATACGCTAAACACTTCCTCTCAATTGGTTGGAGTATCTGCTTTGACAGGTGGGAATACTGGGGATTTTTACACTCTAGAAGATCGCTTCAGTGATATAAATTTAAAAGTTGGTGATACTATAGAGTTAGGCAATGCTGGTAACATAGGCGTTGGAACACTTGTGGTGTCTGGAATGCAAAACACCAATATCACTGTTGGTAGTCAAACCCAAACAGTATCTCAAATATCAATAACAGTTGGAGGTGTTGCTGTTACAGGTTCCGCAGGTACTTGGCTTACCGCTGGTAACACTACTACTTTTAGTAGAAACATAGCTGAAAAACCAGCTGTATTTTTAACTGATCCAACAGGCTCGCTGCAGGTTAAAACAGATATGATTTATGCTACAGTGCCTTCAAATCAACTGTTGAGACCCTATGATAATGTACCTAAATCTGCTTTAGCACAAGAAATCACAGGCAACAGAGTGGTTTATGGAAATTATATTCAAAACTATAATCTAACTGACGTTAACAACGAGTTAACTAAAGTATCATTTTTAACAAAAATACATACTAGAAGTAATATTAGAAGTAGCGTTCGTTATGATGATAGAACAGCTTTAATACACCCATCAAACGGTAGCACTATAGATCCGTGGGATTCATTAAATGCTGTTAAAAAAGAAGTAACAAAGCCAGAAAGATCACTAAAGTCTTTAAGAGATTATCAGGTTGGGGTGGTTTATGCAGACGAGTTTGGTAGACAAACACCAATACAGACTCATGACAATGCTGTTAAGCGTATACCAAAATCTTACGCAAACGAATACAACTCTTTACGAATAAAACTAGACCCAAACCACTCGACATTTCCAGACTGGGCAACTCACTTTAAATTTTACATCAAAGAAAATGCTAACGAATATTACAATCTTGCTATGGATAGATTCTATAGCGCTGAAGATGGTAATATTTGGCTGTCATTCCCTTCTTCAGAAAGAAACAAGGTAGATGAAGAAACATTTTTAATACTTAAAAAACAACACGACAACGATACGTTTGTTCGTGAAGAAGCTAGATACAAAATACTAGCTATATCAAATGAAGCGCCGTTGTTTGTAAAAACAAAAATGGATTCTTTTGGAATAGTAGCGTCAAGCTCAACAAACTTCGCGAAAATAGACGGTCAGTTTACTGATATTGCAGGAGGTTTGTTTACAAACACAAGTTTGGAAGATGCTTTAGATGCTGGTAACGAAAGGGTAATGAGAGTGTCAAACGCAACAAATAAATCAAGATGGTATGATGTTGTTTCTATAACAACCGCTGGTAGCAACAAGCGGGTTACAGTATCAAAACCATTTGGAGTTGATGTTGCATTTACCACTGATGATAACACTAGCTCGGGTAATTATGTTGGCGGCGTTTCTATTGAACTCGCTAAAAAGGAAGTTAAAAATTTACCTGAATTTAGTGGTAGATTTTTTGTTAAAATACATAAAGACGGTACTTTTCTTGAAAATATAACTGCAAGAGCTGTAGACAGAACATTCACAACAGTAGATCAAATTCCAGTTGCTAACAGAGATACCAAAGGTCCTCCTGATAGTGATTTCACAAGAGATTTTTGGAGAAACAATGGAGGCGGTATACCTGGTCATCACTATTTTGTTGATTGGTGCAGGTCTGAAGGGGTCCATCTTCCATCATCTGCCCCGAGTGGGTTTGAGACTGGGAAGGGTTATAAAACAAGTAACCAAAGTTGGGTCAATCCCTCTGAAACAAAAGCTTCTCTTGATATATCTTTTCATAATGTAATGGAAGGTAAGGATCTTTGGACTATCCAAGGTTCCGCGGCGTCAGCACAGAAAAAAGGAGTTAGAATAAAATTTAAAACAGCGGGCACGCTTTTTAGATTCAAAGGAGATACAACTATATACAGAATTACTGGCTCAAGAGAACATTCTCTTGAAAATTATATTGCAAAATCCGGGTCAACGTATTATAAAGACGCTTCAAATCACAGGGTAAAAATTAGAGTAGAGTTTACTCCAAAAATAGGGCAGGGTGGTACCGTTTTGGATGCCGTTGGAACACCATGCACGGACTACGACCCATTCGATAACAACGCACCTAACGATGGGCAAGCTTGGTTAGATGATTGGAGAGCCGATAGAAACACTAACAGTCGCAAAAGAACTATAGAGTTTGTGGAAGAATTTGCAGCTGATGATAGTTATACAAGTGACAACCCTGCTATATGGGAAACTGAACCAAAAGAAAATGTTGATATTGATCTTTACAACGAAGCAAGCGCGGCTTTACCTATAGTCAAAGAGTTTGACACTTACAAAAACAAGTTTTACAACACAGGGAGACACACATCTTACAACGCTCTAGAGTATTATAATTGTTTTTCTTTCAATAACGGTGTTGAGTCTAATAGAATTAGAGATGATTACAACACAGTTACAATAGATAAAGGCCCTAAGGTATCTACTGTACTTGCTGAGCAATATAAAGAAGAACATAGAAAATCAGGTTTAATATATTCTGGTATATTTAACTCCACTAGTGGTGTTAATAATCTAAACCAGTTTATACAAGCTGAGAAGATAACAAAAGATATAAACCCAACATACGGTAGTATTCAAAAGTTACACTCAAAAGATACTAACTTAGTAACGTTTTGTGAGGATAGAATTATAGGTGTTTTAGCTAACAAAGATGCGTTGTTTAATGCTGATGGAAACTCAAACGTTACAGCAACAAGTAACGTGTTAGGTGCAGCAACTCCTTATGCTGGTGATTACGGTATTTCTACACACCCAGAATCGTTTGCGGTTGATCAATATAGAATGTATTTTACTGATAAATCTAGAGGAGTTGTTTTAAGATTATCTCAAAATGGTTTAACACCTATATCTGATTTAGGCATGAGAGATCACTTTAAAGACGTGCTTAGAGCAACAAATATAAACCTACTTGGTAGCTACGACGAAAACAAAAGGCTTTATAATCTAACAATGAGAGCGGCAACTTCTAATGCGGCTATAACAGTAACACCAACAGTATCAACTGGTAGTGGAAATAGTTATATAAGCTTTGCCGATGCAAATATCATAGGTTATATTCCGTTTGATGGGGGTGGTAACCCGGGCACTGAGGGAGACGGAACTGGTCCCTTTGCAGTAGGCACAAGTCCTCCTTACGCTCATGGTGTTATTGGTAATACAAGCACCACGTTTAATAATCTAAACGGAAACCCTGTCCAAGCTTTTGGTCAATACGACGTTAATAACAACCCTTCATCAGGTGGTTCTGGTGGTGGTTATGCTCCAAACGTTACTCAAATACATTTACCCGCGATGGATTGGTACAGCGCAGCTATAGCCGCTAGAATGAACGCTTTAATCGACGCGCTTAACGACTGTCCTAATGGAGATGTATATTTACACGCTCAAATACAAGCTGGAGGTGATCAGGGTAGAGGTGATATGCCAGGTACATACGTTAACACTGGCGCTCCAATAGTAACATTTAAAGTAAACTCAATAAACTTTACTGGAACTAGATATGAATTAGATTTAACTTATTTTTCAGGATTACATGGGGGTAACATCGATAGTTATTACTTCTGGTATTCAACTAGTGGTTGTGATGTTAGTGGTGGTGGACCTTCGGTTGTAAATTCAAGTGCAAATTCTAGCAATTTAGGTTATACTGAAATTACAGCTAGTTTTAGTGAAGATTCAAAAGGTTGGTCTAGTTTTAAATCTTGGTTGCAGCAAACTGGTATTAGTATTAATGACAAGTATTTTACTTTTTCAAGTGGAGAGTTATACCAACACTACGATAATGAAACTAGAAACAATTTCTACGGGGTTCAATACACGTCTACTCTTTGCGTGTTGTTTAATGATATGCCAAGTTCTGTTAAAAGCTTTAGTTCTTTAAGTTATGAGGGTAGTCAATCTAAAATTGACATTAACTTAACAGATGAAGAATACTACAACAACATAGCTCAAGCAGGGTGGTTTGCGGAGTCAATAGAAACAGATTTGGAAACAGGTCAAATACCTGAATTTAAAGAAAAAGAAGGAAAATGGTTTAATTTTATAAGAGGTAACAAAGTTAATAACTTAGCTAATCTTGATGTAAGCCAATTTTCCACACAAGGTATAGGTAGGTTATCTGCTATCTCCGTAACAGTTAGTGAACCGGCAGCATTAAACAAATTAACAGTCCAAGATGTTGGCGACATAGATTAAATAAAAATGGCAAACAACTACACAACAACAACACCAACAACACTTGAATTTCAAGGCGATAACGTCGGCGCTGGTACAATACCTCTTACTTATGATATTGTAATAACACCAGACACAGGCTTTACTTTACAGGCAACTGACTTTAGTATTGGATCAACTTTACCTATAGAAGTTACCTCTGTAAGTTTTGCAGATACAACAACGGCTTATGCTCTTGGTAATTTAGTTGTTGCAACAGTAACTTTAGCTCAGTGGTATACTATGCCAGGAAGTTCTGATGTTATTGAGGTAGATATAGATGGAAGAGCACTACCATTTGCTAAACCTAGACTTTCTTTTACAACATCAGCTAACGCAATAGGTGCAAGTGCAGGTAGATTTATAGAAGCATCAGGAGTAACACTAGTTTCTAGCTCAACTAGTGATGAGGGCGCAGCGGTAAACAATGAGTTTTTTTTAGATATACCTACGGGCTCTCAAAGGTTAGTTGTAAGCTATATTATAAACTCTTCAATTAATGACGAGGGTTATTATTCTAGCTTACCTCAACATAAAATTACTTCACCTGATCCATCTAGATGGAGTTCTCAAGTTTCGTCTATTAAATATGGAACGACTACAGACGATCAAACAGCTAGCGCTAAGCTTGGTGAAATTACTTACTATCAAATAGATTTTTATTATGATATGGGTGATTCAGCGGTGCCTTTGTCTGACGGTAACTCTATAACAATGACAACAGTCGCTCCAAGAGCTTTTACAACACCTATTGTCAGTATTAATAAAGCTAGGTATGATGGTTATCAAAACCAAAGCATACTACCGTCTAGAGATATAGATCTATCATTAAATGTGCTTGGTTCACCAGGCGCTACTTATGATGTACTAGTTATGGATGATAACGGCTTGTCTTATGACTTTACGTCAGATACGTTTACTAGGGCTTTAACTAAATTAAGTGAACAAACAATAAACCTAGGCTCACCAACTGTTACGACTAGATCAAACGATCACGTAATAACAGTCCCTGCTTACAATGAAAAAGCTGCCTTAGCTAAGTATCTAACCACAACAATAACTCCAACAGGAGAAACTAAAACAACGCCTGATGGCACCAGTACAGATCCGTACGTTATAACTTTAAACCAATTTGGTGAAGTTGATTTTACAATAGGTGTAACACCAGCTACTTATGGTGTAGCGGCTACAACAGCGACTCTGTTAAGTTTTCTTAATAAAACCCCGCTATCACACCCAACGATATTTAACCCAACAGATTTTCCGTTATTATCTACAACTAACAATAGTTACTTTAATATTTCAACACCACTTTCTTATACTGTTAATGGTGATGTTAGTAGCGTGAGTACTGTAACTATAACCCTAGCCGTAACGGCTGCTAGTTTAAAACTACAGGTCGGAGACTCTGTCACGGGAACCAATGTCGGTACGGCAAGAACTATAGTAACAATAGCAAATCCAGATGCTAACGT